GATAACAAACTTCTCAAGAGAGCTTTAATGTTCCGCGACTGGGGTCGTATTGGTGACAATATTGAGGAACCTAGTGAGCGTTTCAATCACTCAGTAGATGGTATCCCCTACGACTGGAAGTTTCTCTATGGTGTCGCTGGATATCATCTTAAGGCATGTGAAATGAATGCAGCTTTTGGTCTTGTTCAACTCGATAAACTTGAAGGATTTCTTCATAAGCGACGTGAAAATATAAAAAGATACCTCGAGAACTTGAAGGATTGTTCGTATTATACCCTCCCAGATGACTCACAAATACCCAACTGGCTTGCTATCCCCCTCCAATGTCCAGATCGTCTCGAACTTGTCAATTTTATGGAAGATAACGATGTCCAGACGCGGGTTACATTCGCTGGTAATATTACCCGACACCCAGCATTCCGAGAGTACTTGGGTGAGTTTGAAAACGCTGATCATATCATGAAAGATGGTTTCCTCCTAGGATCTCATCACGGTATGGATATAGATGATGTTGATCGTGTGTGTAATTTACTTAAAACATTTGCGGCTACTAAAGTAAATGCCTAATGCATTAGTTACAGGGGGGTGTGGTTTCATCGCATCTAATTTTATCAATATTATACATAAAAAATATCCAGATATTCTATTTGTAAATATTGATAAACTTGATTATTGTTCGAATATAGAAAATGTAGAACCTAATTCATCTGTTTTATTTAATGGAAATTTATGTAAACCAGAGTTTGTGGAACACGTTGTAAACTTATACAAGTTTGATTATGTGTTTCACTTTGCTGCTCAAAGTCACGTGGATAATTCATTCATCGACCCTCTAAGTTTCACGATGGATAACGCATATGGGACACATGTACTCATTGAGGCATGTAGAAAACACATACCCGATGTAGAGTTTATTCATTTTAGCACAGATGAGGTGTATGGAGAATCTGTGATAGAGGAACCTTTCACAGAAGAACGGGGTGTACTGAAACCTACCAATCCATATTCAGCTTCAAAAGCTGCAGCGGAAATGATTGTTCGGTCTTATATAGAGTCGTTCAATATGAACATTAAAGTCATCAGATGTAATAATGTCTATGGTCCGAATCAGTATCCAGAAAAACTCATACCAAAGTTTAAAAAGCTTATAAAAGAGGGTAAAAGATGTACTCTTCATGGAAAGAGGTCATCTGAAATAAAACGTGCTTTCATGCATGTGGATGATGTTGTTAATGCAGTAGAAGTTGTATGGAAGAAAGGATTGAATGGTGAAATATATAACATTGCATCGGATGACGAACTCAGTGTTATGGATGTTACAAAACTTATAATAGAAACCATAACCGGTACAAAGGATTATGATAGATGGATCGAGTATGTAGAAGATCGTCCATTTAATGATAGACGTTATCACATCTGCGCCAAAAAATTAATTTCACTTGGGTGGTCTCAACAAAAAAATAGTGGAGATCTAAAAAACTTTTTATTAAATTAATAGTCTAATATATTAATCATATTTTCGGAATCATCATTGAGTAAATACTTAACGTTTTGTATTTTAACTACCTTTCCGAACAATTCTGTAAACTTCGCCTCAATACTACTCTTCTTTGTAAGAAAAACTTCATAATTCGACAATAATGTAGAATATGTAGTTTTAGTAGAATCACCATACGAGTTTACAAAATCGTTCCAATTTGTGTAATATTCGGTCTTATTTTCCCCAGTTGTGCTATATTGTTCGAGATGAGAAAGTTCATGGCAAATTGGTACACACAATAAACTCTTAGAATTACTAATAAGATATCCCTGCATAGATAAATCGAGCATCTTATCCATGTTCAAGTTGTTGATAAAACCTTCAGCAAAAGTCTTTGAACACCAAAATGCAGAATTACCTATGATATCATCAACGGTGTAAATAGTTCCAGATACAGGAACAATATTTCTTCTTTTCGAAATACACAAACTTATGAAACCATTGGATGCATTGGACTCTGGTATACTTTCGAATATAGTCTTCCAATCCTTGTGAAATAGAATATCATCATCAATGAATAACGCTGTTTCGATGTTCTCGTCCACCATCTGCTTGAAACCCCGAAGTGTCTTAAGAAATGAACTTGTTAAATATGTATTATAGTTTATATTCGAAGTATTCACAACCCATTTGGTGATTAAATCACTACAGTTATCATCTGCGATCCATACCACATTTTCGATTGATACTCTATTATCCGTAGACATATGAGCAATCATATCAATCTTCTTTTGAGGATCAATATTGGCGCACGTCTTGACGAAGATTGTAGAAGGTACGATCATTATATATTTAGTTTATATTATTTTCTGGGATTAATATAAATGTCGACTAACGCAACACCAAATCTTGCCGTTATGATGAACCAGGCGAAAAAATTACAAATGGGTAAGCTCGACCTTGAGGTGTCTTATATGACTGTCCTTGTTCTCATGGTATTTGGTTTCGTGTATATGACGGTCGCCGCTGTTGGTATTGACACTTATTCCAAGTGTGAATCTATGAAGGGTAAGACCGTTCAAGAAAATCTTAACAAGTATCTTGCGGCCACCCTCACTATCGCCCTAACGATTCCATTCACCCTGCTTATTACCAAGCTGTTTAAAAATGAATCCCAGGTTTTCCTGATGATATATGCTTTGATGGGTATTGTAGGTAGCGCGGCGGCTCTCAACTGGTCGGTGAACTGTAAGGATGTCGATGAGAGTGTAAAGGTTTACTCGGGTGTGACTCTATCTTCCTTCATCTGCACTCTTCTCATCTCTACATTTCTTATGACTACTGCTGCTAAATCTTCCACAAAAATTGCCTAATTGATAGTATGAAGCCTATTGTATACAATGTATATATACTTATGATGCTCTTGGCTTACGTGATGCGTAGGGCAGGAACATTTACAATGAATGAAAAAATTAAGATGATCGACTTTATTAGTTACATGGCACTCAACCCCAATAGGATTGCGAACCCAAGTATAGCTCGACCTCTAGATTGAACTGAATACTATTTTCACCCGACATCATCCAATCAAGAGAACACCCTGTATAGTGACGCGTCCGTTGACAGATTCAACGAGACGAGTAGTGTATGGAGTTCCCTTGACTGGAATATTAGTAGGACGCACATTCTCATCACCGTAGAATAATAGGTTCCACTTCTTTAGCACTAATGTTATTCAATATATACAATTGAACTAGAATACCGAGAGTCGTGTACATAACCATAAAATTAATACCATGCAGTCTATATTGATAAATAAACCATAAGCAACTAGCAACGATACTCAATAGTAAAGCATTTTTAGATGTTTCGTCCATTTTTTTAGATCTATTTATATCCAGGTACATCTGAATAAAACCAATACCAACAGCCATACTGGCGATTGTGTTATCAACATTCATTTTTAATATATACTTAGAATAAAATGGATACCATATTACAAAAGTTTGCTGGAAAGATCGACCCGCAAAGCCTCATAGAAACTGTTGAGGAACTCAGGATTGAGTATATCGATGATGGTCTCACTAAGGAGGACGTCCCCCCAATCTTGGGTCGTCTCATGTTGGAATCTCAGAAGTTCAAGAAACTTTCAGGGCCCCATAAAAAGAAGTTGGTCATCTGTGTTCTTAACCACCTCATCGAACAGATTGACGAAGGTGATAAAGATTCAGAGTTTGAAATCGTCCTAAAGGCCCTCGTACCCCCTATGGTTGATAGTTTCGCCACGATGCTCAAACTTAAAAAAAAATGTCTTCCTTGTCTCGCTTAAGGTTTTACCAAGTAAGTAAAATAGAATGCGATTTCCTTCACTTGAGGTTATGGTTCGTTACGGAATCTATACAGTAAAAGAACTAGAACGATTCGCTAAAGGACTTACCCCTAAAAGAAATATTACAACCCTAAGTGAATGTACAAAATGTGATTTTGTATACGACGGACAAATGTGCTTAAATTGTCACCAATGAAATACTGCCAAGTGACGAGCTATATGTCTAAGGGACCGATCGTCATCAGTAATAATCATATGTGTGCAGAGAGACAACTCATAAAGCACCTATATAGAGAGTGTATGAAAAAAGGGTACAAGCCCCACCAGTTTACAGAATGGCTCCATAGGAAACACGGTGAAATGGTGATCGAACGCAAAACCATCAACGGAGATGCAGTGTCACTACCTTGTGTCCTATGTAGGAAAGCTATGGAGAGGCTGGATATATGCTGGGCAGCCCACGATGGTGAACGATGGGTTCATAGTAAAAAATCTGAATATGTACCACCATCTTTACCCACAGCTAAACAGAAAAGGAATCTAGGTTTTGGGTGTAATAATTAGACCCAAAGCTGATTCCAAATTATTGTGATTTCTCTTTAGAGGTTTACTCCGTTTCAGTTTTAGTGTATTGCTGTTAGTAGATGATGCATTCTTTATTTCATCCATCTTTTTTATGTTTGAAGTAATGGGTATTATGTTGTTTACAAGTGGTTTAGTGATTATTTCTTGTTGTTCCTCTATATCAATACTTTGATTTTTTCTAAATTCTTCTATGGTAAGATCACCACCAAAAACATTTAATCTAAAACGATTAGGTGCAGGTTTAACTGATATCATTTTATTATATAATCGTTTTCTCATTAAAGAAATATTTCCACAAATGATACCACCCCTGGTTATTCCATATTTGTCAATCGCATGGGTCTTCATACAACTCCATGAACAATAATTACCCGTCGTAGTAAATTGTTTTCTACGGTCGTCATATCTATATGGCATACTTAAAGGTGTAACATTGAAATCGTGACAACACCAATAACACCACATGTACTTAAAAATGATGTGTTCTTTAAGTATTATATTATTTTAGAATCTCATTAAATCACCGTTATTATCATCACCACGCATAGTGAGGAAATTAATAATGAACTCACACCACCATATAAGATATACTCCTTGTTTTTCTTAGCTGTCGCTGCATCTGTCGCTGCATCTCTCGCTGTAGCTTTAGCGCGAGCTGCATCGATGAAACTGGTATCCCGCTCTTCATTCCACCAATCTGGTAATGAGGTTAATTTATCAGAATCATAGTTGCACTTCACTGCGATATTAGTATTTGTGTTCGTACGGATGTCTATATCTTTACCACATATCGGATACGTGGATTCACAATCACTCTTTACATTCGGTGGAATATATCCACTGTCACATGAACGCGGTCTACAATGTCCCTTGGTTTTGAGAATATTATACGACGCAACCTCTTCACCTTCTTCTAGTGCGTCCCTCTCCTCTTTGGTACTAAAAGCTTCCTTATTCTCCTCCAAAACTTTATAATACGTACATCCAGCTGCTCCGGGGTGTGTCCCACACACATTGTTTTTCATATTGTAACATGTACAATGTGAATCACCGGGTTTAGCTTTACAATACTTGGTCCATGTCTCGTCATATTTATTTGACAACATCGCTTGGGAGCATTTGCTATTCACTTTTAAACGATTCACCGCGTCTGAACCTATTAGGATACCATTACTCATATTTGTATCAGGACCCTCCTCATTTAGGCACCACCGAGATCTCATTGTATTATTTGCATCCCTAGACGTACCACACGTCTGACCATCACCAATTTGACTATCGTAATTCTCTAGGGATTGACAAAACTCATCAGCTAATGTGTCATAACCAAATGTCGTTTCACACCCAATACTTTTGATGTATTGAAGACCATAACTCGTAATTGGCATGGTAGTACGATTTGTGAGGTAATCATTGCCATACTCCTCTTTGAGTTGCTTGTCAGCCTCTTCACATTGATCAATATTAACAGTGGGATAAGATCCATCTGATGAAAAATCACAATCTACTAAACCAAAACTACACGCGGCTACCGCGCCACCAAATAGTAAAGCCATGGTATTCTATTACTCATAAATATTTTATCTCCTGAACCTCATTCGTACACCATTGTTATTACCACCCGAACTCATCATTAATAACAACCCTATGATACACATACAACACAAACTCAAGGATGCAAATGAAGCACCAACACCTACCGTTTTATTTTCTTCTCCAAAAAGGACATCAAAATTGGTAGATCCTGGTGGAGTAGCTCCACCTCCACCTCCACCTCCACTATCCTTTACACTTCCAGCTCCATCCCCAATTGGATAACCATCCTCATTATATTCTTGACCGGCTATAACACATTTTGAGTTAATCGTAGATGCTGTTAAATTATCAGCTGTAATTCTAGGTCCACATATACTTATAGGTGATGCACATTTATTGGTTTCATCAATAGGTAAATATTTAGACTGACCCGCTGATTCTGTACATGCACCGTAACACCCTTCGCGACCAATCCATTCACTTTTAAAACCTTCAGGTGTTGCGTTAACAAGTGGGTCAAATGCTAAAGCCTTATCTGCACACCCCGCGGCATTTGGGTTAGTATCACATACACCCTCTTTCACATTATAACATGTACACCATTGATCCGCTTTACCTGTATCCGTTTGGCAATACGCACTTGCGAGTTCGGCGTATACACTATCACCTAAAGCCTGTCTTTGACACCATGACGCTTTTATATTGGCACCTTGACTACAATAGGTTTTAGCTAGAGCCTGACCCGCATTTATTTCAGAACATGAACCCCCAGGTCCACCTGGATTTTTGGTGAAGTTGTTTACATTTTGACAAAATTGGATTCTCTGAGTCGCTAGCCATGAGGGTAAATTATTTGGAGGTTTACATTCGGGTGTCGTATTAAAATTTAGCAATGAATTTGCATTCAAGTTGGCTCTTTCAAATGAAGTACATGTGGGTAGTATCACTGCTGGTGGTCCTTGATCACCTGCTGGTATGCGAAAGGCTTCTTCATACACGGTGTCGTTACCTTGTACCAAATCAACAACTACCCCAATCGGGGTGGCGCGAGCAACGTCGGTGACGGTGTCTTCAACTGCATGAGAGTGCCAAAGACTTTCACCGAAGAGACCTTTCCTCGTATGATACTCCTTCTTAGGAAATAGCCATTCCATCCTATTCTATTAATACATACTGATATTTTATTAAATGTTGGGTAAACTTTAATAAAATTGGTTGATTTACTTTTCATATTTTTTTACAGGGACTTGACAAGTGACAAAAGTTCAACATTCTTACCTTGACTCGCGAGTTCCAAAATCTTCTCGAGTTTGTTATTGTCATCAGTCAATTCCTTGGCCATACTATGGACAATGAATGGGTTAGGTTCATCACGACTCTCAACATAGAGGACAATCTCAGAAGAAACTATGGGGTTACCCACTAAGTTTTCCACTTTCCTGGACTTCTTCACCAACCAACCCACGATCACAATAATGGCTACGACCAGTATGACTTGATTGAGTTTCATCTTTTTGAAGTTGAGTTTCATTATATATATTACTGACATTAATTTCTCAGTATAATTTAATAAATTATGGGAGGGGGTGGCTCACAAACGATTGACCAGACGTTTGATATGTCTACCATAAATCAGAGTATTTATGAACAAACCACACTCAATAAAAATACATCCGTAGCGTCTCAAGCTAACATCAATACGATGTCTCTCGTTTTGGATGGATCTTTTGGATGCGAGATTAACGTCATCCAGAATATTGATGCTACCGCGAGTTCAAGTTCTACACTCACCAATCAACAAACAACTGCGATTAAGAATGCTATCACTACTGAAATGACGGCTGACGCGAAGGCACAGGTTGATAAAGTCACAGAGGCGGGTAACTTTCAGTTTGGTGACAAACAAAACGTGAGTCAAGAGATTACGTTGGCGATTCAAAACATTATTTCGAATAGCATCGTCACTGAAAACATCAACAATGCCATAGCGGAACAAGTGAGTATCAACGATGGTGTGTACACTGTTCGGAATGTAGATTGCACCCAAGGTGGTTCAATTAACTATACACAAGATATTACAGCCCAAGTTGTTGCGACGTTGGTGACTAAAAATCTCACAGATGCCATCGCGTCCAGTGATATCCTAAATCAACTCCAAGCCGCCGCGGATGCAGCTGCAAAGACGGAGAACAAGGGTCTTGCTGATATTATTACCTCGTTCTTTGAGGGTCTCACGGGTCCTATGAAATATGCCATGATCGCCTCAGTTGTATGCTGTTGTTTACTCATTGTACTCCTCATTGTCATGGGTATGTCACCAGCTGGTCAAAATGCTACCAGGAACTTGAGTAAGGCCGGAGCCGGGCGTATAAGTCGTCGTTTCTAAAAACCATTTGTAATAATTCAATACCTATACATATAGTCCAAATATGTATACGTAGTTAAAGGTATATTTAAAGATTTATGTAATGATTTTAAGTATCGATGTTGGCACAAAAAATTTAGCATTATGTCTTCTCGATGAAGATTCGGGGAATCTCGTCCGTGAGTGGGATGTAGATGGTATACCCCCCCAACACACAGATGGTGTATACGTATCACTCCGAAAACACTTAGACGAAAGACCTTGGGTACTCACGGCAAAGACTATACTTATAGAGAAACAACCGGATCGAAATAAAAAGATGATTTCTGTTATGCATTTCCTACACGCTTATTTTATTATTAAATGCCCAGATGTTGAAACAATCCTTTATGATGCTCGTCATAAGATTCCGGATGTTGTAGGACCTGGGAAGGCACAATATAATAAGCGAAAGAAAGTTGCCATCGAAAGATGTGAAGCCTTTATCCGTAGTGGACAAACAAATGCACATTGGATAGACACATTTGTGAAATCTAAGAAGAAGGATGACCTCGCAGACACTGTTATGCAAGCACTCTCATTCGTGAACAGGAAGGAGATTATACCAGCTTCCCAAAAGAAAAAATCTATAAAGTTGGTGGCACGTAGACCTAATGAGAATCAGAAAATGACAAAGTATTCAAAATCAAACTTGGCATGGATTTATCTAAACAAAGTTGAATGTGAAGTTCTTGAAAATAATAAGAGGTTTATGAAAGACCTCAAGAGGTACTACAGAGACTTAAGTGAGTTGATTAAAGATATAAATGCATAATTATTCATAATGAGTCTCACTATTCGAATGTGCGCCGTCAACAAGCCCAACCTAGACAAGGTCATCAAGAGTAACAAACGTCTTAAGACTGCATTTCATTCGCAAAAGAGTAAAAGAATGAACCACCGTATAGCCCTCGATGAACTCGACTCATTTTTGGAACTTGTAGATGACGCTATGGATGCCATGAACGATGTTGAAGTTGTTAGCAAAAATGCACAAGACAAATTATTTAAGTTGTACGATTTTTGTGGAGAGGTCCCGATGGATGATGAATGTAAATATTAAAGAATAGAACGGATAGATATTCATAATGAAGAAAGTATTAGATCATGGATTTGTAGAACTCGTTGACCACATGCCTCAACAAAACCTGGATAAGGCTATTGTTGATGGTGCTCGTGTGAGTTATCAGACGGGTACTACAACCACTAGAGGAGATAGGGGTCTGATTCGGTATCTTGTTCGAAACTGGCACACTTCACCCCTCGAACTCGTTGTATTCAAGTTTCGT